ATTTTGAGTTACTCCTTACAGGCCGACGTTGTTTAAATACGAGTGGGCACTGGGGTTGAACTTAACCAACACATCAGTGAACGCGTCGCCGATTTCTGAAAAGCCTTCCAGCTCAACAAAACCCACAATACGGAAAGCCGCAGCAGTGGTTACCACGGTAGACTCCAACGCGCTGGTTGAGTTACCAGTTGTAGTGGAACCCGTGCTGGTGCTCTGTACAGCGGCAAAGAAGGTGTTAGTGCCCAAAACGGTTTGAGCGCCAGAACCATCTAGCTGTGCTTGGAAAGCAACGCTGGGGTCAGTGATGACTTTAGCCGTAACCACACCAGTTGTGCCGGAGGGGTAGTACTGCGCGTTAATCACCTGACCTTGTGCATTGACATATTCGCAGCCGACGAAAACGCCGATTGCACCTATGCTGCTGCCGCCAAGGTTGTTGGTCGTAACGTCAGCACCAGTGGCGGTAGAAATGGCTAGATAGCCGTCCGCGCCAATAATGACTACTTGACCATAGAAAATGTTGGTGGCTTCGCCAGCAGGGTCAATCAGAAAAGTCTGAGTTGCACCTGCGTAAGGCATACCATCAACGCGATTTACGGGTCTTAGCCCGTAGGGGGATGCGGTTGATGCCATTTAAGGACTCCTTGTTTACTTAGAACCTGAACCAAACCCTTTGCCGCCACTGACTGTGGACTTGCGGTCCGCAAACAGGGGCATGCGAGGATCATTGTTTCGCATGAAGTGGTTGTCCACCGATTCCATCTGGTTTTGTGCTTGTCGGTCGTAATAGTCATCCCGTGCGCGTGCTTTTTCGGCGATCATCTTACAGAGCATGAGTCCGCCAATTTCCACGTTCCCGGTCTTCGCATTGCCTTCAATCATCAATTCCGGATGATCTTCTGCCTTGACTGGCTCCCAACCGTCGCGCATCTTTCGAGACACGTTGGTGGGTTCAGCTTGCCCTAATACGTGTGTAGCTACCCAGCGGTACACATATCCTGGCTCCGGGGTCGGATCAGGCAGTGCCGAGGACGGCGTATACACATAACGAGTTTGCTTGTCGCGTGACACAAGGTCACGGGGGGTACGGTTTTCAGCCATTTTGACTCTCCAATTTTGCTACTTGAGCAGCGTACTGCTGCGGGGTTAATCCAAATTTCTTTGCCAGTGCGACCTGGGTCTGAGTGAGTTGGACTTTCTTGGCTCCCGACGAACGGGTCGCGGGAGCTGCAACGGCAGCAGGTCGTCTTGGAGAATCTCCCGACCTTGGCTTGTCTTCGGCACCACCGAAAACTTCGGGGAACTTCGACTTCACGCGAGCATTTATTTGCTCGAAATACTCATCAGTGCGGGGATCGACCCCGTTGTTGACTAGTTTTTGATGCAGCCCTAGTGCAAAGCTGGTGACTTCTTCGAACCCGTTTGCGCCAAACCACTGGTTTCTTGCCTGCCAGCGCAGGGTTTTTTCGTCTGGTTGCGCCTGTTCGGGTGCGCTTTGCCTGGTTTGTACATCATATTCTTCAGTTTGTAAAGGGGGCGGGCGAAAACTTTTCGCTTGCTCCAACTTCCACTTGGCGTCAGTCAGTGCTTCCTGGGCTGCAATGATGGCGTCAGTGTCAAACGCTTCCTGGGCATCCTTGTACTGGCGGCGGGCTTTCTCTAGTTCGGCTTCCGCCGCTGTTTTGGCCATGGTGCCGTACTGTTCAGACCCAGTTGAAACATACTGTTTTAACTTTTTGTTCTCGTCAATAAGCTGCTGTGTAAGACGCTCGAGTTCTTGCTTCTCACGCATGGTGGATTCTTTGGCCCTGCGCTCGTCGTGACGGGCATGGGTCAACTCCTTGATGCGCCCTTTGACTTTATCGGAGTAGGTCTCGATTTCGTCGTCTGTGGGGTCTTCCACCTCCCGGTCCAAAGGCTTGCGGCCTCTGTCTTGTATGGGGGTGTCGTCAATGACTTCGACTTCTACGTCTCCGTCGTCCTCCACGGACACATTGACCTGGGAGGTCTTTTCGTCGTCCAGTTCGTCTGGGAACTTGTATTGTTCAGCCATGTCTACTCCATCAAGCGCGGGTTAACCCGCGAGGGTCTTGCACAACAGCATCGACTTGATCGTCGTTAATCAAGCGAAACTCCTTACCGAAAATCTTGAAGCGCGTACCAGAGTAGGTACGTACCAGTACAAAGTCTCCTGCCTTGCACCACGCGCCTGCGGGGAACTTGGTAGTGTCTTTGTACGCGTCAGGGCCGACCTTGAGCACAAACAGAACAGTTGTGGCGTGTTCTTCTTGGCGCATGACGGAGGACGCTTTCACCAGATCAAGCTCGGTACCGTCAATCTTTTCAGAGATGTCGGGCACCGCACACAGCAGCTTCCAGCCTGTTGGCTCTGGCAGCACGGTTGCTTTCTCGTCGTTGTTTGCGTCTTCTGCCGGGGCATTGACGGGTTGGATTGCTTCAGGCAGGGCAAACTGCCCCGGTTCAAGTACGAGTTCACTCATCGGATTTTTCAACTTTCTCTGCAAGGTCAATGATGTAACGCTCTGCGATGGCCAGACCCTGAATGGTTCCGCAAAGTTTTTGGTACTCTTCAAAATTGCGACACGCACCACCCGCGCAGTCATCTGCGTAGTTGTTCATGTCGGTGCGTATTTGTTCGCGCAATACGCGTGCGAAATCTTGGATCATTGTTTAGGGGTTTCCTTTCGTGGTTGGTTGGTCTGCATACTCATTTCTTGTTTACGAAACTTCATGTCGCCTGCTTTGGTTAACGCATCTACTTGAAGTTTCTTGTTGTCCATCTTGAGTTTGCCCGCTTGCGCCAGTGCGTTGTTCTGGATTTTCTTGTTCTCAACGGCCAGCTTGCCTTGAATCTCCTGCGCTTTAAGCTGGAGTTCTTGCTGGCGCAACTGCAACTCCTGCTGCTGCATCTGTAGCACTGGGTCCTGCGCTTGCTGCTGCGCTTGCTGCTGCGCAGCTTGCTGTTGGCTTTGCTGGAGCACTTGCTGTGCGGCCTGGGCCATCATCCCTGACAGCGCCACCTCGATCTGCGGGGGCAGCTTCTCGTCTGCCGGGGGCAGTGGCATACCAAGCTGCTGCTCAATCTTCTGGCGGTAACCAAACCCTACGTGCTCAGAAATGTGCGCCATCATGGCTGCTTGAATCTGCGGTGCCTTGGGGTTTTGGCCAATCAACTGCATGACGATGGGGTCTTGCATGGCCATCATGTGCACCTTGATGTGTGACTCATGGTCTTGGTAGAAGAACGCTTTGAGCGGCTCCATCTTGAGCGCGGCCATGTTCTCAGTCACAGGGTCTTTGGGCTTTTGGTCGTCAGGCAGGGGCACGAGCTTGTCTGCGTCCTTGATCCCCAAGACCTCCAGCATCTGGCGGTGCAACTGGGGCAAGTCGTAAATGTCCGGGGCCATCTGTGCCATCTGGATCACGGCTTGGTACTGCACAACCCGCTGGCTCATGGTGGCCGCGTTGGGGTCGCTCACCGGGATGATGTCAACGTGGTTGTAGTCCTCTTGCTTGGCGCGTCTGGTGGACTTGTCTGGGTCGTAGTCGTACTCGGGGTCTGTGTAATCCCGAATCAACCCGGCCAGCAGTTGCAACTCTTGTTTAAAGCTGTAGTGCAGCCGTGCCTGGACCGCCGACATCACTTTCAACTGCCGCTCCAAGAGGGCCAGGGTCGTGCCCACGGGCGCTTGTGCGCTCATGTCTGAGACCTTCATGTCCGCCGTGGCGGCAAAACGTCTGCCTTCCTCCACGATGGTGCCCAACAACTGGTACAAAACGCCGCTTGGCTCCTTGTATGGCAGGGGCAGAATGTTGTCTCTGAGCGCTCCAGAACTAACGTCTACGTCTCTGAACTCGCCGGGTTGAATCGGTGTGTCATCACCCTTAATGCGAAGCCCTCTAGTTTTGAGGCCCCCCGGCAGGTTGGAGAGCGTACCCGCATCGACCAGTTGGCGCATGATGCTGGTTGCAGACTTGGCAAACCCACCGATGAGGTGGAAAAGACCAAAGCCATAAGCCCCGAATCCTGGGATGTATTGGTAGTGGACAAAGTGCTGTCGCTTGAGTCGCAGGTCATCATCTTCCTTCCAGTTGCGGCGCACGGCCAACACCTCGTTGGTCCCTTTTATTAGGGTAACTACGTATGGTAAGGCGATGCCTGTTTCTTCGCCGTCACCGTCTTTGTCTTGGTAGCCGTCCAAGTCCAGGTCAACGTGGCACTCAAAGATGATATAGCGTTCGTCGTTCAGGTCACTGAACCCCGTCTCTTTGTCCTTGGCTTTCTGAATGTTGGTTTGCTCTTTGGACGGGTCGGGCAACTCAATGTCCCGGTAGAACCCAGCTTTCTGGAGCTTGACAATCTCGTTCTTGGTCTTGCGCATCACATGGGTGACGCGGTAGCAGGTGTCCAAGTCCGTGGCCCCGTAGGGCAG